GTTGAATGTAAACACGCTAGGTACGGTGCTAGTTGCAAACCCAAAAAGCCACGACGTTGCACCTCCTGCGGCAGCGTTATCCGTTGCACCAGAGTTGTTAAACCCCATGCGGAATCGCTGGTAATTTGCCGCTGTAATGGTGGAACCTGCGCTACGCATACCCAACGTCAAAATGCTTGCAGTAGTCCCCACAACGTCAAACACCAACACGTATTCGTCATAGGTTGCAGTAAAACAGCCGTCAACGGTCACAGAACTAGCAGCCGCCATAGTGCCTGTTGTAATTAACGCAAGACCGCCCTCAGTTGGCCCAACAGTAGCCCAACCGCTGCCGTCGTAATACTGCACAATGTCGCTGTCCTCAAGGTACGCCAATTGGCCTTCAGCCAAAACTTTCTCACCAGTACCACCGAACGCTGCATCTCGAGCAGCGGCATCAGCGAACACTGGCGCGCCACTATTGGTAACCGTCAGATCGGCTGCCGTTAAAACTTCGCCTGATGTGTACGCAGGTACGAATGTGGTTGCGTTGACTCCCATAGTTACCTCATCCTAATACGTTCGTGCTATCCATTACGCCAAACACTGGATCATCCAAAATGAACTGGAATACGATTGTGGTTGAGCTGGTGTAGAAGCGTATGGTGTGCCCTGAAGCCACACTTATCTGGCCCTCGATGCCTTCAATTGCCAGCTCGGAGCCAAGCTGCGTGTTTAAGCCTGGGATGGCTTTTTCAATGCTGATTGTGTCACCAACATCAATGCTGGCTGCGTCATCACGTTGCGTGCTTGTAAGCAAAGCAAAACGTGTCTGAAGGCTGGTGAACCTCGGTGATGGTTCAGGCTTCAGCAAATAATCAGCTAGATCATCTACTTCGCCTTGCTGATGAAGCAGGCTGTTGGTAATGCTTTGGGATTGCACAAAGTATTTAGCAATGCTGGCAGCGTCAGTGTCAGTAGCTGTTTTGCCATCTAACGCTTCGACGTACGCCCTATTAACTACTTCGTCAGCGTCAAACGCAATCGTCAAATCGTCGTATTCTGCGCCTGTGCCATCATCCGTAAAACTGATGACTGGTGCGCTCAGCGTCTGACCGATACGCGGCTGAAAGGTCAAATCGCCATTGGCGGCCATAAACAGCCGGCCCTGCTCAGCCTGGTTGATCTGTTGCAGGTAGCCCAACGTGTTGGTGCCTGCATCCACGTTGTATGCCGCATCATGACCCAAGTTGACTGTGCCCAGGTCAATGTCTCTGGTTGTGGCACTAAAGCCAACCTCTGGCAAATCAAGTACAGTTTCAATGCGTTCACCTGACGTTTCCGCAGTCGGGTTGAACGCATCTAACTGCGTCTGAGCCAACAAATAGAAATCATCAGCGCAATGCACACTCACAATGTTCGGGCCAGCCATCTCAAATTTGTAGTCATACCCAGTCACTACACCTGTGAACAATTCTGTGCTGTCACGCTTTAGGCGCACTCGACGTAGGGGTGCAAGCCCAGGCTCACTGTTGGCTGGATCGTAGTAAGGGCTGCTGGTGTCATAGGGCCCAAGGATGCCTGTCTCGTCGCGCATTGTGAACTGCATAGTGCCTGCACCGAACTGGTCGTCAACCTTTTGCCGGCCACGCTTGTACGACACGTCATACACAAATTCTGTTATGTCAGCAAAATCATTACCCGATGGGCCTAAAACATCACTATCCAAAACGCCTCTAAAAGCCGAATCCAATCTAAAACTTGTCGAATCAAAGCCTGTGTCTAACTCGAGCAGGTAGTCACCTGATTGAACAATGCTGGTGGCCATTACGCCACCGCAATATTGACTGGGCCTGATCGCCTGTTGTATTGGCGTAGCGCATTGACAATGACATCACCTAAGCGTTCGTCAGCGACGTTGGCATTGATGTTGATAGTGACATTGCCCATCTGACCCATCCTTGACAACGGTATGACAGCCTCTGGGCCTGCCTCACCGACCATGGCCAGAGTTGGCCCGGTAACAATGCCGCCTTCAGCAAGTCCAGGTATTTTGCCAATTAGGCCACCGACAGCCCCACCAATATCTGGCAGGCTTGGGATGCTCTTAATTGCTCCCACAAGTTTGCCAATCATTCCGAGCACTACGTTCACGCCGTTAACGATTCCGTCAAAGATTCCTTTGTAGAAGCCAAGCACTGTGCCAAGGTAGGACTTCAAGAAATCAACAGAAGTCATTACTCCTGTTTTAATTGCTGTGAATAGATTGTTAATAAAGTTTCTGAATGTTTCACTTGTTTTGTAGGCCGTAACAAATGCAGCAACTAAGGCTGCGACAGCTAAAACCACCATCATAATCGGGTTACGTTTCATGACCTGATTTAACAAAAACTGCGACACCTTGACAATGATTAACGTGGCGTTGTACACCTTCATTGCTGCGTTGGCAGCCAGCACAGCCACAGCCAAGCCTGCAATCACTCCACCAAAGATGACAAATACCTTTGCGTTACGTTGCGCAAAATCTGCAACCACTATCAATATGGCGCTTAATTGCTGAAACAATGGAAGCAATATTAGGCCGATTGATTCAGACACCTGGCTAAACGCAACCTTCATCTTGTCGCTGTCATTAGCAGTCGCTTCAGCAGTACCACCAACCTGTGTCTCGATGGCCTTAAGCACCATCTCCTGGGCTTCAAGGATTTTGCCAGATTCAACCAATACAGCAATCTTGTCTTTTTCTTGCTCAGTAAACGTCACACCAGATTTAGCCAAAGCAGTGATGCCCTTAATTGGGTCGTTCAACGCCTTACCTAGTTGAACAGCGTTCATTGAGGCTTCACCAAAGCCAGCAGCAGCCATGTCAATAGCGGCCTTAGTTGCCCGGTCAAATGCTCCACCAGCCTCGTCAGCAGTTTTAGCTAACGCGCCAAACGTCAACAACTTTGCTTGCGTTGCTTTAATTTGATTTTGATCAACACCAGTTGCTCGAGCAGTAATGTTTGCGTACTCAATTAGGCGCTCGTTCACCTTGTCAGTGGAATCACCAAATAGACCCATGCTTTTATTGATTTGGGCGATACGTGCGTTGGCTGTGGCTGCTGCTTCACCGGCAGCGATTGCTGATTTGGCTGCTAGGCCGACAGCACCTAGGGCAGCTGCGGCAGGCAGCGCAGCCTTCTTGAGCGCAAACTGAGCCTTTTTACCAGCGCCTTCCAAGCTCTTAAATTCGTTGATGGCCTTCTGGATGCCCTTGGAATCAAACTCGGAGATAATTGGAATGGAGACAGCCATGGCTACATCCTATGAACTGTGCTTCATCACAAGGTTGCGGTCAACCTCACGCATCACTCGATCAACCAACTGCACCATCTCGGTATTCACCTGAGATTTGTTTTTCTCATACGAAGGCCACAGCACACGCGAAGCACTACCAAACTTGGCGCTCAACGCATTAGCCAGGGCATTGCCCTTCTTGCGACCAGCCATATCAAATGTCTGGTTAGCGATACCTGCCCACACCAAGCGAAACGTACCGACATTCACTTTGCTGCCTCTGAACTCTCTAACACGACGAGTACTAATCTTGGCAACTACGAGCTTCTGGGCTGCTGCTTTTTTCCAGCCACCATCACCAATGATTTCGTAACCTGATTTGGTTTTCCATTTACGTTGCATACCAGACAACGGAGCAGTGTCCGGTATGGAGCTTTTAGCGTCACTGATAACACTTGACACAATTTGTTTGTAATCGGTAGTGATTTCACGTCGCAGTTTCTTATCAATTTTGTTCAGCTCGACAAGCGCCTGCTTCAGGCCGTGAACCTCAATCTTGGTATTAGCGACCATGCTTGTTTGCCTTCTTTGCTAGAAGTAACACGGTAGCCAAATCATCCATGTCAAACTCGATATCGGGAGGCCACCATCCAGTTGCCAGAAGCAAATCTGCTAGCTGTCGTCTGATGCTGTGGCTTCCGTAGGGTTTGCGGTCGCGGTCTCCACCACGTCAAAATTGTCAACGCAAGCAAGCCAGGTGTCGTACTCGCGCGCTTCGCGCTTAAGCACAGTCAGTTGATGCCAGGTCATAAACATGAGATCGTCAACACCGATACCGGCTTGCAGGTCGCTGACACGTCGCTTGAACTTGCGTTCCCACGCAGCAACAGTTGCAATTGTCGTTGTGACTGTCTCTGTAACCATTTCCGCTGCTGGTGTCGTGAATGACACCTTTATGGTGAGTTTCACGCCGTTACATCCTCAACGAGCACCCCGCCGGTGATCGTGATTTCGACCTCGCTTAATTCCCCGAGGCTGGCATTAATCAAATCAAGAGACTCAAAATAGCCCCCCGTAATTTGCATCTCTGGATTGGTTGCCGAGATTGCAGCTGAGGTTGGCCTTACTGCGACGTACACGTTGGTGCCTACCAAAGCAGTCAAGTCAACGTAGGTGCCTGGTGTTGCCGAGTACTCCATCAAGAGCGTTGCTGTGATTGTTACATCCGTGAGCCCACCAACGCGTTGGCGGCCGGTGTTGCCGAATGATGTGCTGTCGAGCGCTTCACGCGATTTGGTGACAACCACTGACTTGCATTGGTCAGTCAAATCAGTGCCAGGCGCTGATGAACCAATAAAAAAGGTTGGGGTTGGGAGGTATGTGTTTGCGTTGGCCATGTAGCAGATCTCCTCTACGTCGAGGGTCGCTGCTTACCCGATGCGAAGTCTAGTCGGGCTATGGGCTTACTTTGGTGCGTATCGTCAGCTCGTAGGCAGGGTAATCGGCACCACCGTAGGACACCGTGGTGGGTCGCGCCTGGGTTAAGCCAATCTTTGCCGCGCGTATCAGGTCAGCCAAATCAAGCAGTTGATCAAGCGTGCGATTGTCGCCAGTGCCCAGGCCAACTACCACAACTCTAAATTCCATGTCCGCCACGACATTGGTTGTCATCATGATGCTGGGCGCTTCAACAATGCAGCAGGGCACGTTGATGTTGCGTGGATCGTCAAACACACGCAAGCCAGTGATGGTTTGCAGCTGTGTTACTAGCTGGTCGTAGCCAGCCTTAAACATGTTTGCCATGTCAGGCCACCTGTGGCTTGTTGGCTCCGAGCAAGCGCAAAATCTGACCGTAGTTACCTGTTACCGGGCCACCTGTGGCTAGTGGATCAAATGATGCAAAGGCTTCCGTTGAGCCGCGTTCACGGTACAAAATTGCCGCATATTGAACAGCAGCCAGCTTGGCATCTCCGCCTGGTGGAGTGCTGGGCGAGTCAAAATATCCTGACTCTTGGCGCTTGCGGTACGCAAATTGGTTAGCGGCACTTACTGCCATGTTGGCAACGTCTAAATCCGCGCTTGGGTCTGTAAAAGTAAAGCCAAGGTAATCCTCTAAATCGCCTAGGGCAATCCATGTGCAGGTGATGCTGTAGGTGACTGTGCCGGTGGCAGCTGCTCGATCTAGGTCATCGGTCGTAAGTGCGAACTGCACTTGGTTCGGGATAATCGTGTCGGTGTCGTACTGGTAATCGTCTTGCTGGGATACGCCAATGAAGTAATATTCGGGCAACGCCAGAATTTTGTGTGTGCCATTCCATGGCGAGCCGACACCAGCAATTGTTATTGATTGGCCGACCTCAAAATTGGTGGGTTCAAGCAACTGAACGATGGCAACATTACTGACAACCTGTTTATGGGTTATCGAGTAAGTCGCCACCGTTCAGAGTTCCCTGGAGGAAGGAACTTTAGGCGCGCGTGACGAATTTGGTTGCGTCAATCATGAACGTGGCAAAGTATCCACGGAACTTGATGTAACGCGACAGTGATCCATCAGCGGCTTCAACTTGGAGTGCACCCTTTTGCTGTTCGTAAATCTCAAAACCATCAGCTGCACCAACGTACAAGTTGTTGCCGCCAGCCTTGACGAGGTTCTTGTCAACCACGATGCGGAGGCCAAATGCTGAGCCTTGCACACTGCCGGGCTCGAGTGAGCCGAACGCGTTTTGTGGGTTGAGGTTGGGGAACAGTGGGCGGTCGGCTGTGTCAACCAGTGCGCCAAGTGCTGAGTAGTACAGCGGATCCATGATCAACACGTTTGGCAGGTTGCCATTGGAGTTGAGAAGGATGGTCTTGGCTGCTTCGTACACGAATGATGCCCAGTTGGCTGGGTCAACTGCTGACGTGAGCGTTGCAGTCTGCGATACGCCTGCCTCGAACTGTGCACATGCGTACACGTCTGTGGCTTGTGCGTACAAGCGTGCCATGTCATCAACCAAGAGGCCGAGCACCTCGGGTTGTGTCCAATCCATGTCCTCCTCGGACAGCCGCACGTACCCACCGAAAACTTCTTTGGTAATGTTGTTGTTCGAGACGACAAACGTGCCTTGATCAAGATCAACGTTTTCGCCGTTGCTTTGACCAATCGTGGTGTGCGTGGTCACCTTGGGGCGACGGAATACTTTGCCGCCTCCTGGCATGGCGCGAACACCCATGGCCGTAACCAATGGGCGATAGTTCGGCAGGAAGTTGTTGTACACCGGGCCGAGGATTGGCTCTGGCAAGATGCCAGGTGTGTCGGTCGTGACGACATCAGGTGCAGCTGCGCGGATGCGCGCGTGAAATTCTGATGCTTCTGATCCACCAGCCAAAACTTTGACGAGCCATTCACCAATGCTTGGCATTGCAAATGGTTTGCGTGGTTCAGCAAACAGCATTTGTGGTGCTGGTGCTGGCGCTGGTACTTCTACTGATGCTTCGACCTTGTCGGACATTTGAGTTGTCTCCTCTTGCTGTGGTTCGGTCGCTGCAACCTCTGTAATGGTAGCACCCTTAAACGCTGGTGCAGTCACTAACGACAACTCTACCCAATCGGCCTTCGCAATTACCATGGTGCCTTGATCGTCGTAGGTTGCGTCAATTACATCAACGCCAACGCTAACTGCATCAACTGCTTCGTCTTTGATTAGTTCAAGCATGTCGTTGCCCTCACTTGTGGCGCTTAAACGTGCAGTAAATACCATGCCTTCGCTGGAGTCAATGCGGCCTGTGACCACGCCGACTGGCTGTTCGGCATTGTGATATTTAAGCAGTTTTGGCTTCTTGCCAGTGATTGGCAGGCTGCCGCGCTGAAATTTTACGCGCGTACCGTCGCTGACCGTGGCCTCAACATCCCAAGGCACTGCAATGCCTGAAATAGTGCGTGGCGATTCGCCATCCTCGGCCAAAACAAATGTGTCTGTTGAAGTTAAGCGAATCATGCTGTCTCCGTTTCTGGTGTTGATGGTAGCGACTGGCCCGATGCAGCGTTGTCCGGGCCAGCCGCGTCCTCGTATTCCCCCAGGTATGTTTCAACGTCAAGATAGATGTAACGACCGCGTGGTGTCACATTGTTCATGCTCAACGTCTGCTCGATGCACTCAACGAATGGCTTAGCGCCAAACAAATACAAATCTTGGCGTGCTTGTTGCGCATTGGCGTAGGTCATGCCGCCACCAGTTGGTGCACCTACTAGGTATGGCGGAATATTTGCAACGCGCGCCATTTCTAATGCCTGATAGGTGCGAGCTTCAGTCAACTGCAATTTGGATGGATCCATGTAGGACTCTTTCCATTGCACGTACTGGTTCAACGCAGCGATTGCGTTGTTGTTGCGTGCAGCAGCAAAGCCGGCAGCAAGTTCTGACAATTCTTCACCGCTGAGCGGCTCACCTTCCATCTGCTGCAATACCCCGGCTGGTGTCTGATTCTTGGCGAACCTTTCAGCGCTGGTGTCAAGATTGATGTTGGTGCGAATTGATCGAGCGCCCATTGTGAGCAAGCCTTGGATGGGGCTTAGGAACTGCACTACATCATTTGGGTCTAGTCGGTAGCCGTTGAAATACACTTCTTTGCTTGGGCCGAACCATTGTGGGCCAGCTTGGTCACGTGTCTGCACGTTGTCGGCTGGAATCCAAGTGAACGTTGAGGGAAAGCCATTGCCAAAGCGGCTGGTAACTATCCAGAAGGCTCGACCGTAGAACAGAAGGTCATCGGTAGTCCACGACATGATGAAGTTGCGTGTGACGTTTGGATCTGGCTGATGAAACCAGGTGTCATCGGGAATAGGCAAATCTTCGTATGAGTCACCGACCCATTGTTTGCCGTATTGATGAATGTCCAAACAGCTGACCATTGAGCAAATCAAATCGCGTGCGCGGCTGATAGTCGGGATCTGAATTGCGGCCGACCTGTTGAAGTCGGTGGTGTAGGTCATGAAATTGCCGACAAGTGGATTGCCGGCAGCACCTGCTGCACCTATTTGTGCGTTGGGATTGTTTGCGACAGCGCGCTTCAGACTGAATGCCATGGTGGTGTCAGTCTAGGCACTCGATGCAATCATTGGCCTGTTAATCATCGGTCGTGGTCGGCTCATAATTCCGACAGCCCACACTAAGCAACGCGCCAACTCGATCGGCCCACTTGATTTCTGTGATGACAACGCAATTGCGCCTGGTGTCTTAACTGCGACTGCGCGACCGACATGTTCAGCAAGCATTGTTTCGCCGGTGTGCGCAACGCGGCCTTCGTTAATGAGTTGTTTGACCATGCTGGTGTAACGACCGATTTCTTGATAGCCGACAATGACGCGCTTGCGCTGTAGATCGGTGGGGCAGTTGGTGTCCAGGGTTGGTGTGATTGCAACTACAAGCCCTGGGTTGCTAGTCAATTCGTGCCGAATTTTATCCCATACCTGTGTCATGGTTTCGCACATGAATGCAACAGTCACAGTCAGTATCCCAGCAGAGTTCGCGTTGCAACGTACTGCCACGTACCGGCCATCGTCGAGCGACACTTCTACTGCCAGCACTCCGCCAGGCTTTGGTGGCAATTCGGTACGACAAGATTCCCATCGCCCAGGTGGCAGCCAGGAGAGTTCGCTTTGCACCCATAGGTTGACACTAGAGCGCAAGAAGCCTGCCCTGTTTGGCCCTTTTGATTCTTGTTCTACGGTACGAATATCAAGCGTGTGTCCAAGTGCAGGGTTGGCGTATTCCCAAGCTGCTTCGCTCATCGGATCCATGTCTGGTGGTGGCGAGTATTCAGCCAGGTACACACCAGCCGATTTGCCCTCATCAATAGACCTAATGCCCTGCTCACGCCACCTCAGCATGGCAATACTTTCCTCAGTGCCAGCTGTTGACCACATCGAGCACAGCGGATTAGGTCGGGCACGTTGAGTCGGCAGGAGGCCAATATCCAATGTTTCGGAATCAATGCCGAACACCTCGTCAGCAACAATCAGATCTACTGACATGCCGTGACCAGATGATGGCCTGGCTGCTTTAACGAACCAACGCGAGTCACCGACCTTAATGTTGTTGCGACCGTAAGCCCACACTGCTTTGACACCGAATTTTGCTTCAATAACTGGCGCTAAATCTTGGAACAGTGACGTAGCCAAATCCAATCGGTGCGCAGTAGTCAGAATCGTTTGAGGCCCAGCAATCAAGGGATACTCGGTAAGCCACCAACCAAGCAACGCTTTAAGGCTTACTGTTTTTCCGTTTTGTCGAGCGACACTAACCAACGAGACATGGTTGAGCCATCGGCCATCAGCGTCGTATGAGAGTTGATTGTTAAGAACATGCCGTTGCCAGGGCATGAGCTCCACGCCGAGTATTCGCTCAGCCCAGTCTGCGACAGCAGGCCCATGCGTGCCGGCCGCATCCTCGATGATCGTTTCAATTCGCGGTAAGTCATGACCTTTTCCTTTTCGTTCAACGGACATCCTTTGGGATAAATACAAAGC